CGATCGCCGTTCAACCCGACGGCGGCGACGAAGCGCGCCCGCGCAACGTCGCGCTGCTCGCGCTGATTCGCGCCTACTAACCACGAGAGACACGACATGCTGATTCACCACTACGACCCGGCGACGGGCGAATACCTGAGCAGCGGCCAGCCGGACGCCGACCCGCGCAACGACGGCCGCTGGCTGATTCCGGCGTCCGCGACCATCGACGCCCCACCGGCGCGCACGCCGACCACGTGGCCGTTTTACCGCGACGGCGCGTGGTTTCTGCTGCCCGACTACCGCGGCCGCGTCTGCTATCGGACCGACACGGGCGAGCCGGTCGAGATCGCGATCGCGGGCAAGACGCCGGCCGACTTCGGCCTGACGACCGAGCCGCGCCCGTCCGAGCGGCACGCGTGGCTCGACGGCGCGTGGACCGTGCCGGCCGAGCTGCTCGCGCGCGAGAAGCGCGACGCGGCGATGGCCGAGTTCGAGCGACGGTTGGCGATCGCGCGCCGGGAGAACCTCGGCAAAGCCGACGCGTACGCGGCCGGCCAGCTCGACGACGAGCAGACGTACTACTTCAAAGCCTGGTCGGCCTACCAGATGGCGCTCGTTGCCGCGATCCAGAAAGACACGTTCCCGGAAGCGATCGCGTGGCCCGACACGCCCGCGCCGTACGTTCCGCCGCCGCCCGAGCCCGTCGCGCCGGAAGGCATGCCGCCCGCCGCACCGGCCGTTGCCGGCGACGCCGCGCGGCCGGAACCCGAACCCGCCCCGGCCTGACGCCGGCCGATCATATGGAATCCTCCCGATTTTTACGTAACAGGAGCTGCACACCATGCCGCAGGACTACCACCACGGCGTACGCGTCATCGAAATCAACGAAGGCGGCCGCCCGATTCGCTCAGTGTCGACGGCCGTGCTCGGCGTCGTCTGCACGGCGGCCGACGCTGACGCGAGCGCGTTTCCGCTCAATACGCCCGTGCTGCTGACGAACGTCGTCGCGGCGCTCGGCAAGGCCGGCAAGAAAGGCACGCTGCGCCGCACGCTCGACGCGATCGGCAAGCAGACGAAGCCGCTGACCGTCGTCGTGCGCGTCGCCGAAGGCAAGGACGCCGACGAGACGACCTCGAACGTCATCGGCACCGTGACGCCGGACGGCAAGTACACGGGCATCAAGGCGCTGCTCGCCGCGCAGGGTGCGCTCGGCGTGAAGCCGCGCATTCTCGCGGCGCCCGGCCTCGATACGCAGCCGGTGGCGGCCGCGCTCGCGGCGACCGCGCAGTCGCTGCGCGCGATGGCCTATGTGTCGGCGTCCGGCTGCAAGACGAAGGAAGAAGCCGCCGCGTACCGCAAGCAGTTCGGCCAGCGCGAAATCATGGTGATCTGGCCGGACTGGCTCGGCTGGGACGATACGACGAATTCAACGGCCGTCATCCCGGCGCCGGCGATCGCGGCCGGACTGCGCGCGAAGATCGACAACGACATCGGCTGGCACAAGACGCTGTCGAACGTCGTCGTGAACGGCGTGTCCGGCATCAGCGCCGACGTGTCGTGGGATTTGCAGGACCCGGCGACCGATGCGGGCTACCTGAACGAGCACGAAGTGACGACGCTCGTGAACCGCAACGGCTTCCGGTTCTGGGGCGAGCGCACGTGCTCGGACGATCCGAAGTTCGCGTTCGAGAACTACACGCGCACCGCTCAGGTGGCCGCCGATTCGATCGCCGAAGCGCAGATGCCCGTCGTCGACGGGCCGCTGAATCCGTCGCTCGCGCGCGACATCGTGGAAAGCATCAACGGCTGGTTTCGGCAGCAGGTCGCGAACGGCTACCTGATCGGCGGTAGCGCGTGGATCGATCCGGAGCCGAACACGGCCGACATTCTCGCGTCCGGCAAGGCGTACATCGATTACGACTACACGCCGGTTCCGCCTCTCGAAAATCTGGTGCTGCGCCAGCGCATCACCGACCGCTTCCTCGCCGATTTCCCGGCGCGCGTGGCGGGCTAACAGGAGTCAAATGCAATGGGTATGCCTCGAAAACTGAAGGGCTTCAACGTCTTTCACAACGGCGCGAACTTCGTCGGCGAAGTCGAAGAGCTCAATCTTCCGAAGCTCAAGCGCAAGATGGAAGCGTGGCAAGGCAGCGGCATGACCGGCCCCGTGAAAATCGACTACGGCAGCGAAGAGCTCCAGCTCGAGTGGACGTGCGGCGGCTTCATGGTCGAAGTGCTCGAACAGTACGGCGCCGTACAGCACGACGGCGTGCTGCTGCGCTTCGCCGGCGGCTATCGTCGCGAGGACAGCAAGAAGCACGACCAGATCGAAGTGGTAGTGAAGGGCCGCCACGAAGAGATCGACATGGGCACCGCGAAGGCGAAGGAAGACACTAAATTCAAGATCACGACCAACGCCAGCTACTACAAGCTGACCGTGAACGGGCGCGACCTCATCGAGCTCGACTTCGTGAACGCGGTCGAGAAGATCAACGGCATGGACCTCGCGTCGGACCTTCGCCGCGCGATGGGCCTGTAATCGACGCCCGCGTCGAGCGCGGGCCATTCCAATTTCACATCCAACCCAGGAAACACCATGACGACCATCGATACCGCTCACATCGAAACGACGGGCCACGCCGCGCCCGACGAGAACACGCACACGCTCGACACACCGATCGAGCGCGAAGGGCAGACCATCACGCAGGTGACGTTGCGCAAGCCGGCCGCGGGCGCGCTGCGCGGCACGTCGCTCGCCGCACTCGTGAATCTCGATGTCGACGCGCTGCGCAAGGTGTTGCCGCGCATCAGCACGCCGACGCTGACCGAGTTCGACGTGGCCGGCATGGACCCGGCCGACCTCGTGGCGTTGGGGGGTATCTTCGCCGGTTTTTTGATGCCGAAGGCGCTGAAAGCGAGCATGGAATCCCGGCCCGCGTAGAAGACGCGATGGCCGATATCGCGACGGTGTTTGGCTGGACGCCGCACGATATGGCCGCCTTCTCCCTGGCCGAATTGATGGACTGGCGCGAGCGCGCCCGGATACGTAGCGGAAACGAGTGACGATGGACAACGCCCTGAAACTGCGCGTGATGTTCGACATGATCGACAACTTCACGAAGCCCCTGAANAAGGGGCTCGCGCAGGCGCTCAAGCAGACGCGCGGCGAGCTCGCCGAGCTCGGCAAGCAGCAGAAGGCCGTCGCCTCGTTCCGCGAGATGCGCACCGGGCTCGCGGGCACAGCGGAGAAGCTCGGCGAAGCGCGAACGCGCGTGAATGGCCTCGCCACTGCGTTGCGTGCGGCCGACCAACCCTCGCGCCAGATGATTGCCGATTTTGAGAAGGCGAAGCAGTCCGCGGCGCGGCTGTCGATCGAGCACGAGAAGCAGTCCGCCCGCGTACGTGAGCTGCGCGCGCAACTCGCGAGCACGGGCATCGACACGCGCCAGCTCGCCGAGCACGAACGCACGCTGCGCTCGAATATCGCGCAGACCACGGCGGCAATGCAGACACAGACGCGCCAGCTCGAAGCCATGGCCGAGCGCGAGAAGAAGCTCGGCGCGGCGCGCGGCAAGATGCAGGCGCTACAGGGCGTCGCCGGCGGCATGGCGATCGGCGGTTACGCGGCGAAGTCCGCCGGCACAGGCGTTCTCGGCGGTTTGGGCGGCACGTTGGACGAAGCTAAGAAGGCGCAGAACGAAATCGCGCGCATTCAGGCGCTCGGCCTGGGCGAGCAGTCGACGCGGGACGCGGAGAAGTTCGCCCGTAGCATGAAGGTGTACGGTTCGAGCTACACCGACAATCTGACGATGATGCGCGATTCGATGACGATCTTCGCCGACGAGCATCACGCGCAGATGGCCGCGCCGATCCTGTCGCAGATGAAATTCGCGAACGAGGCCATGTACGGCGCCGAGCATGGGGAAGAGAACGAACGCAAGTTCATGAACATGCTGAAAGTGATCGAGCTGCGCAACGGTACGAAAGACGAGGCGACGTTTCGTGACGAGGCGAACCGAGTTCAAAAGGTGATTTCGGCGACCGGCGGCCGCGTCGGGGGCGACCAGTGGATGGAGTTCATCCAACGCGGCGGCGTTGCCGCGAAGTCGCTGTCGAAGGACGCGTTCTTCTACCAGATGGAGCCGATCGTTCAGGAGATGCAGGGCGGCACCGCAGGTAACGCGCTGATGTCGGGCTATCAGAACTTGATCGAGGGGCGAACGACGGTACGCGCCACGCGCAAGTTGATGAAGCTCGGCCTGCTGGACGCGAAGAAAGTCGAATACGACAAGAACGGCCACGTGAAGGCGTTCGCGGATGGCGCGCTGCTCAATGCAGAGCAGTACAAATCGTCCCCTTATGAATGGTTGCAGAAGACGCTATTGCCGGCACTGGCAAAGAAGGGCATCAAGGGAGACAAGGCAATTCTCAGCGCAATCGGCTCGATTTTCACGAACCGGTCCGCATCCAACCTGTTCGCGACGATGTACTTGCAGCGCGACCAGATCGCGAAGAACGAGCGCCTGAACAAAGGCGCGGCCGGCATTACCGAACTGGACGACATTGCGAAACAGCAAACGTCCGGAAAGGAAATCGCGGCGCTCGCGAAGTTGAAAGATCTGAAAGAAGAGATCGGCGAGCGCGTCACGCCGATCTACAACGCCGCGCTCGACAAAACCCGCGAGCTGGCCGACAGGCTGTTGAAGGCGATTAAGGAGCATCCCGAAGCGACCAGGGCGATTGTCGTTGTCGCCACCGCGCTCGGCGGGCTGCTCGCCGTGATGGGAACGTTCACGATCGTCCTCGCCGGCTTGCTCGGCCCGCTGGCGATCGTGCGGTTCAGCATGACGACGCTCGGCATGAAGGGCGGGCTGTTGCGTACGGTTTTCGGCGGGCTAGCGTCGCTACTGCGCGGCAGCGCCGTCCGAAGTTTCTCGCTCGCATCTCGCGGTGCGCGGATACTCTGGCGTGGGCTGCACGTCATGTCCGGATTCATGCGCGGCGCAGCCGTGCGCAGCGTCATAGCCGTCGCGCGTGCAGGGCTTTCCCTCGGACGCGGGCTCTCGATCCTTGCCTCGCTGCTGCGCGTCGGTCTCGTCCAAGGTGTCGCGATGGCCGGCCGCGCGCTCTCGATGCTCGGTCGGGCCATCATGGTGCTCGGCCGCCTTGCGCTCGCCAATCCGCTGCTCGCCTTCATCGCGCTCCTTGCCATCGCGGCCATCTACGTGTGGCAGAACTGGGATACGCTCGGACCGAAGTTCGCCGCACTATGGGAAACGATCAAGGGCGCATTCGGCGCGGCCGGCGAGTGGATCAAGTCGAAATGGGATGCGACGGTCGAGGGCGTGAAATCGAAGCTCGCGAGTATCGGCGACTGGTTCGGCGACATCGGCGCGCGCTTTACCGAAATCGGGGGCCACCTGATCGACGGGTTCGTCAACGGCATCAAGAATGGCTTTGGCGCCGTGAAAGACACGATTTCGAGCGTCGCCGATTCGACCGTCGCGTGGTTCAAGGATAAGCTCGGCATTCACAGCCCGAGTCGCGTGTTTGCCACGCTCGGCGGGTTCGTGAGCGAGGGCGCGGCGGTGGGCATTGAGAGCGAGCAGCGGCGCGTCGCGAATGCGGCGCGCCACCTCGCGACGGTTGCTGTTGCATCGTTCGGTGCGCCCGTGCTCGCAGCCAGCGCGACACTCGCAAAGCCAACCGCACCACTCGTGCAGTCGACCGTGCCGATCGATCGTCGCGCGCCGCTCGCCGCGCCATCCGCAGCTTCATCGCCAGCCGCGCAGGCGTCGCCGATCGTCATCAACATCTACCCGCAGGCCGGGCAGGACCCGCACGCGATCGCACGCGCCGTCGAAGCCGCGCTCGATCGCCGCGAACGCGCGAAGCAGTCGCGCATCGGCTCGCGCCTGTCGGACTGACGCAACCGGAGTCACGCATGCTCATGTCCCTCGACCAGTTCGTTTTCAGCCTGACGAGCGCACCGTTTCGCGAATTGCAGCGGCGGCGCACGTGGAAGCATCCGACGAGCTCGCGCGTCGGCGCGCGCGACGGCCGCCAGTTCGCCGGCGTCGGCGATGACACGATCACGCTGAACGGCCTCGTCGCGCCCGAGACGTTCGGCTCGATCGCGTCGATTCGCGAGCTCGCCGCGATGGCGGACACCGGCGAAGCGTACGTGCTCGTCGACGGCGCCGGCAACGTCTACGGCGCGTACGTCATCGCCGAGCTGAACGAGACGCAGAGCTACCACACGGCGGACGGCACGCCGCGGCGCATCGAGTTCCAGCTCACGATCGAGCGCGTCGACGACGACGTGCTGCGCACGGCGCGCGAGAAGAACACGCGGAAGGACAAGCGCTGATGGCCACGTCGACGAACGAACGCACCACGCGGCCGGAATCACACGACGCGCCGCGCGTCGCGCGCCTGCATCCGCAGCCGGACTACCGCATTTCGGTAGGCGGCCGCGATCTGTCGCGCCTGTTCGCGCCGCGGCTCGTGTCGCTGTCGATTTCGGAGTCGCGCTCCGACGAGGCGGACACCATCGATATCGTGCTCGACGACTCGAAAAACGATCTGGACATTCCAAAGCGCGGCGCCACGATCAAGGCGTCGATCGGATGGGCCGGCGAGCCGCTCGTCGACAAGGGCAGCTTCGTTGTGAACGAAGTCGAGCACAGCGGCGCACCGGACATCATTACCGTGCGCGCGCGCTCGGCCGCGATGACGAGCGGCATGCAGGAACGCCGCGAGAAGAGCTGGCACCGGCAGACGATCGGCTCGATCGTGCATGCGATCGCCGGCCGCTACTCGCTGTCGCCGACAGTCGGCGACGCGCTCGCGAAAATCCTGATCGCGCACATCGACCAGACGCACGAATCGGACATGTCGTTTCTGACGCGCCTCGCGAAGCGCTACGACGCCGTGATGAACGTGAAAGACCTACGCCTGCTGTTCATGCCGATCGGCACCGGCCAGACGGCGAGCGGCAAGCGGCTCGACGTGCTCGAACTGACGCGCGCGAGCGGAGACAGCCATCGCTACCACGTGTCCGAGCGCGAGAACTACGCGGCCGTGCGCGCACACTACCATTCCAACGGCCGCGCGAAGCGGAAGTCAGTCATCGTCGGCGGCGAGAACAACAAGAACGTGAAGGTGCTGCCGGAAGATTACGCAACGGAGGCGGAAGCGCGTGCGGCCGCGCAAGCCGAGTTCAAGCGGATGCAGCGCAGCCAGGCGACGATGAGCTACATGCTCGCGCGCGGCCGCGCGGAGCTGTTCCCGGAAATGCCCGTCGTCGTGTCAGGCTTCAAACCGGAAATCGACGAGACGCCGTGGCTCGTGAAGAAGGCGACGCACACGATCGGCGACGTTGGGTTCACGACCGCGCTCGAGCTCGAAATGCGCGACGATCCGACGACGGATCGGCACCGGTCGCATTTTAGGAAGAGTGGGAAGTAGTTGGCGCCGCGGCCCACGCGTACGTCGAATACAGCCGACAACTGAGCGGCCGCGGCATGATGGCCTATGCCGTGCGTTCAGTCGACGAAGCGCGTGAGCACTGCGCGAGCACTGCGCAGCTCGGCCATTGCTGCGAGCGCGCTTTCGAGCACCAGGCCCACCGAGTCAATCGCGCTGTCGATTGCCGCTTGCGCGTCAGCACAATTTCCACGGTCGTCACGATAGCGCGCCGCAACCGCGGCGAGCCCGCGAGCATCAACCAGCCGATCCGGGTTCATCGCCACGCCGGTCAGGTTGTTGTCGCGGTTGATGTTGCTTTGCATTTTCTTGGGTCCCCCAACTAACACTTTCACCACACGGCGCGGCCCGGCGCGATGATGTCGCCTCGGAATGGGTCGCGCCCCAACGTCGCGGAATCGCCCTGATTCCGCGGCCGGGACGTTATTTCGTCCCGATGCTTCAATTCTTCTCAGCGGTCCCGTTTTCGCCAAGCTAGCCAACAGCTATAGGGGCGGCCGGCATCGTCGGCTTCTCTGATCGCTGCCAATGCCATTTGGGCAAGCACTTGTGGGCATGGAAACACGACGGCACGTCCTTCTTCATCAGACCAGCCCAACTCCGTATCCTTAAAGATATAAAAATATCCTGAATAAGGCAATTCGATGCCACGCGCTACGAAGTAAAAACGTGTCCGTGCGAGCGCGTAAAACTCCGCGTCGCACAACGCCAGGCCGCCGTCATAACGCATGATCGCTGCCCGTTCATTGAAGAATTCCCACACGTTATCGTCGTCGCGGCGTTTCATGATACAAAATATAGCTGTATATATATACAGCATTCGTTGTGCATCACGCCCTGTCAACGACGGGCTAAGATGGATCTCATCGCGTAACGGAGCGGGCCATGTGTACTCAGTACAGGGCACCAGACGAAGACCCCGGATTGAGCGAGCTGAGAATCAGCCTGGGTGATCTGTGGCGGCGAACGTCGTGGGAACAGGAGGTCTACACGGATTACCTCGCCCCGATCGTGCGAATGCGCGACGATGGCGCGGAGGCGTTGCTCGCGAATTTCGGCTTCTGGCCGAAAGCGATGCAACGCAATGCTCGCGATCGCGCGAAAGAGGAAGGCCGGAAAGTGCCACCGATACGCGACACCGTGAATGCGCGTGCAGAACGCATCGGGGAGTCTCCCCTCTACGGTCCATCCTGGCGGGCGGGCCGCCGCGCCCTTATTCCGGCCGCGTGGTTCTACGAGCCGAGATACACGCCTAACGACAGCTCGAACGAGCGTTGGCGTATCGGGCTCGCGTCGGGCGCTCCATGCGCGATTGCAGGTGTCTGGCGCACGATGCAGACGAGCGGCGGGCAGACGATTTGCACAATGGCAATGATCACCGTGAACGCGGACGATCACCGGCTACTACGGCAGTTCCACCGGAACTTTGATCGCGTAACGAAAAAGCCGGAAGAAAAGCGTTCGGTCGTGATCGTTCGCGTGCGCGACTACGACGACTGGCTACGATGCCCGACACCGGAGGAAGCGCGCTCGTTCTTCACGCTCCTGCCGGCCGACGAGCTGCACGCAGAGCCAGCGCCCAAACCGAAGAAAGCATAACCGCCGTTCGGCGTGCGCCCGCGTCGCTATTTCTTCGCAGACTTCGCCGCGCGCTCAGCACGCAGTCGCTCGACCTCGGCCATCGCACGATCAACGTTTTCGGCCGTACGTTGATCGAGCGCGGCACGCCGGTTTTCCGGCAGCCGCTTCGCGCGCCGCGCGGTCGGCGCAGCAACCATTGCGCCCGTTCTGAAACAGCTTTCAACGAACGCCTGAAGGGCGGCCTTCCCTGCGTCGTTTAGCTGACGGTAGTTTTGAACAAGCTCGAGCTCGTCCACATCGCCGCCCACCTCACCGTGCGCACTCGGCGCCTGTCTCAATCCTTTGAGGACATAGAGCAGGTCGACGCCGAGCTCTGCAATTGCACTCAGATATTTGGCATCGGGCGACCGATCGTCAGATTCGTAGTTCGATTGCGCTCTCCGCAACACCCCTCCTACCGCCGCAAATTCGTCCTGGCTGAGCCCTAGCCGCAATCGCTCTTCCCGCAGACGCGAGCCTATCGTGTTCATTTGAGCCTACAAGTTGTTGACGTGCTCATTTGAGCCCATTACACTAGCCTTACCGTAACGCAAGACTAACGACGAAAGTATACAGACCATGACCACCGCCAAAGGCCCGCGCCGCTCGCCGCGCGGCACCCTGTCGGACAAGCCCGTATACGTCGGGCTGACGCCCACCGAGCGCGACGAGCTCGAGCAGCTCGCCGCACAGCGCAATCGCTCGATTTCCAGCATGGCGCGCGAGCTGATCCGCATCGGCGCGAGCCACCTTCGCGCACTACCCGCCCCCCCGTTCCCGCAACGAACGCCGTTGAATTGAGGAGCATGCATGTACCCCGATCCAAAGCGCGTCCGCAACAACAAGCACACGATTCGATTCGATGACTACGAGGAAGCCGTCCTCACGGCACTCGCGAACTATCAAGGCGAACAGCTCGCCGTGATGATTCGCGAAATCGTCATGCGTGAAGCGACTGCCGTACTCGCCGAACGCAACAATTCGATTTTGACCCGCGCCGGCGCCTGATTGAAGGCACCGAAACGCCAACAATGAGTAGCTCCTACGATGCCCGAAACCAGCACGGACATTTCTTTCTCGGATGCCGAGCTCGACGTGCTGGAACGCGTGCGCCAGCTTCACGGCCTGCCGTCGATCGAGGCAACCGCCGAGTGGCTCGCGAAGCGACGCCTACGCCGCACGGCCACACAAATGAACGGACGCGGCCGCGCCCTGTATCTCGTCCGGAGTAAGCCGAAATGCGAATCCTGAACCGCTGCCCACATTGCCGCACGCGCGCGACTGCGCGCAGCAGCCGTGAAATGTCGCTGACCTTCCGCGAAGTCACGTATCAGTGCAACAACCCGGAATGCGGTCACACCTACGTCGTGAACATGGAATTCGCACGCACCCTGTCGCCGTCCGCAACGCCGAATCTATCGCTAAATCTCCCGCTCTCGCCGCACGTGCGCGAACGCATCGCGCAGCAGCTCGAGCTGCCGGTCTAGCCGCCTAACCCGCTTCCCCGTTTCCCCTCGCATCGTGCCATTGCGGCGCGAGGGGCTTTTTTTACCTGAAGAAAAGGAGTACTGAATGGCCACCCTTGCTTCTCCCCCCCTCGTCCTGCCGTTCAACACCGTCGATCTTCCGCTCGAGAAGCGCCGCGAATACCTGCGCACCCTCTGGAACGCCGACGTCGACGCCATCGTATTTCTCGGCGCCGCCCGCAAGCTCGGCTACGCGCTCGGCGGCCGTTGGGACGACGCCGACAACATGCCGTCGCTCGTTCCGACCATCCGGCTTCTCCACTGACCACGATGCGCGCGCCCCTCTCCGAGCTCGAACTGCGCGCGGCCTGGTCGCACCTGCACATGATCGGAGACTTCGACACGGCTCCGCCCGCGGTTCGCCTTGTCGTCGAATCCGCGGCGCGCGCAATGCAGGACCGCGAACAAGCCCGCTTGCGGCGCAGCTTCGACGCGAAGCGCTGCGCAGCGAACGACACCGACGACTGACCCACCCGCGCCGGCCGCCGGCGCACACATGAGGAAGCACACGATGAAACCCTACGTTTTCAGCATCGGCATCCTGCTGATGCTCTCGTTCTCGCTCACGGGCATTCACTGCCTGACCGCCGACGTGCTGCGCCTGTTCGATGTTCGCCACGCACGCACCATCGCATTCGCGATCGGCGTCGTCGCATTGGTCGCCCTGGTCGCTGCGTTGGCCTGGTCCGTTCCGTCGCGGAGGTAAGCCATGACGCTCACGGAATTTTTCGCCGAGATTGGCGACGACAACCTCGGTTTCCAACTCCTCGAGCAGTGCATGACGAATGTCCGCGTCATGCGGCAAGGAACGCGCGTGTCGTTCGAAACCGACGCCATCACGGCGACCGATGCCGCGTGCGGCGCCGGCCGCGTGGGCCTGATCGTGTGGGCGGATCGCGACGCATATGAACGCGCGACGGCCAAAGCCAACCAGGCCAAGCCCACATAGCGCGGCGTCGGCCGTCGTCGACGAGCTCGAGGCGATCCACTCACGCGCTGTCGCACTGCATCGCTCGATAGCGCATCCACTTTCACGCCGCGCGCACTCCCCGATGCCTCGGGGCGCGGCGCTTTTCCGGGGCGGTCCGCACGACGCCCCGGCTTTTTCGGGGGTGACATGAACCAGTTTTATGAACCACTACCGGCGGGCGACACGGATTTGGCGATCCGTTATCGGAACGCCGTCCGCTACGTGATGTTCCAGCAGATCGCAGAACTCCGAGCACTGAAACTTCACGGGCACTTCCCGTGGGCAAGGTTTGCGCTGCGGAGCGACGTCATTTCGAGCCTGGACACGCTCGGCGGCCTCGCCGGGGAGTGGTGAGCATGACGACCGCATCGATCCGCTACGAGCTCATGACGACCGCCGGCCTTCGCACCGTGAGCGGCGATCACGTCGTGATTCCGAACGACGCCGGCGCAACCTTCGGCGTTCACATGGAGCGCCACGCGCCGCACGGCCACCCCGAAAAGTGGGCCGTCACGCACCTTGCGTCCGGCATGGCGGCCGGCGTCGGCCCCACGCGCGACGCCGCGATCGCCCACGCGGCCGCGAACCTCGAGCGAAATAAGCGCCGGCTGCGCGACATGCTCGACGAGGCGATGACGGCGCGCGCCGATCTGCAAATCGCCGTGCATCGAATCCAACAGAACGAACACGCCATCCTCGGGAGGATTCCCACATGAACCACGACCCAAACCACGCGCCGCACGACGTCGCGCTCGCCTCCGCGATCGCCGCGGCCGCCGGCACGCTGCGCTTCGACAACAAGCCGGGCAGCCTTCAACGGCAATGCATGCTCGGCCTGTTCGTCGCCGCGCTCAGCGACCGCCTCGCCCTCGCCTTCCCCGAATCCGCCGCGGCGTTGCACGCCATCGTGTTCAGCCCGGCCACGACCGGCAACCCCACCGACCGCACACCGCAGCAACCCAAGTAGCAGACACAGAAATGGCCACGATCGACGAACTGAAACAACGAATCGACCTGCACGACCTCGCCGACCGCCTCGGCCTCAAGCGCGGCCGCGGCGGCGACAAGGCGCTCTATCACTCACCGCAGCACGAGGACAAAAGCCCGTCCCTGTCGATCTACGTGAACCATCCGAAGCACGGCACCGGCTGGCGCGATCACAGTGCCGACGCTGGCGGCTCGTGCATCGACCTGGTGATCCACGCCCGCGGCGGCACGGTCGCCGACGCCGTGCGCTACCTGCACGACGCCTACGGCATCCCGCTCGATCGGCCTGCGCCGGCGGAGCGCCGCGAAAAGTCGACCGTCGAATACATCGCCGATCGCTGCCTCGCCGAGCGCGAACGCGTGCGCGAATACCTCGGCGGCCGCGGCATTTCGGCCGCGGCGATCGACGCCGCGTTCGCCGCGCGCTCGCTCGGCTTCAACACGTGGACGAGCTCGAAAGTCGCCGCCAGCGAAGTCGGGCACGCCGGCCCGGCCGCCGCATTCATCGTGCGCGAGCCGGCCGACGGCCGTGTCGTCGCCGTCGACATGCGCTATGTCGACCCGGCGCTCAATGGCGGCGTCAAGACGCAGACGCAGGGCGACAAGGCCGGCTACGGCTGGACCGCCGACGCCCGGCGTCTCGACAAGGCGAAGCGCGTATTCATCGTCGAAAGCGCAATCAATGCGCTGTCGATCGACACCTGCGCGATGCCCGGCGCTGCGGCGCTCGCGCTACGCGGCCTCGCCAATGTCGACGCGATCGACTTCTCGTCGCTGCGCGGTAAGCAAGTCGTGATCTGCCTCGACAACGACGAGCCATTCCCGGACGGCCACCCGCGCGCCGGCCGTCGACCAGGCCCGGAAGCCGCGTGGGCGCTCTACGAGCGCCTCGCGAGCCTCAACATCAGCGCCGTGCTCGTCGACCAAGCCGGCTGGCTCGCCGATCTGGCGGACGGCGAAACGAAACAGCAGCCGATCAACGACGTGAACGACTACCTGCAACTGCGCGGCCCGGCCGAGCTGGCGCGCGCGCTCGAGCAGCTCGAGCCGTGGCTCATTGCCGGCCTGGCTGGCGACGCGTCGCGCCGCGGCCGGCCGCGCATCTTTCTGCCGTCGCACGACTTCGCGCAGTACTGGCGCTTCCGCACGCGCCCCGACTTCACGAGCTACATCACAAAGATGGACCGCAACGAGGAATCCGGCGTCGAGACGCCCGTCATGACGGACCTGTGCGGCTTTCGCATCGCCGGCATCAGCCGCGTGTCGGTCGCGAGCGCGACCTCAACGATGACGGGCGACGCCGACCAGGCGCCGACCGTCTACTTCGCCGTGTCGGTCCAGACGCCGCGGCACGGCGCGCAGCTCATCCGCCGCGTGATGCTCGACGACCAGCTCCACAACGTCGACCAGTGGGGCAAGTTCGGCCCGATCTGGACGCCGGCGCCGTTCAAGCGCATGGTCAACATCCTCGAGCGCGGCGCCGACCTCGGCGCGCGCCAGGCCGCAAATTTCGTCGGGCTTGCATGGCGCGACGGCCGCCTGATCGTCAACGAAGGCCCAGACTGCTACTTCACCGAAGCCGACAAGCAGTGCCCGTATCACAACCTGACGTTCCCGAGCGGCCCGACCAGTGACGCGCGCCGCGTGATCGCGGCCTATCAGACGACGTTCAAGCAAAACGCGGCGACCATCCCGCTCGTGTGGGCGCTCGGCGGGCACCTGAAGGCGCTACTCGGCTTCTGGCCGCACATGACGATCCAGGCGAACAAGGGCGCCGGTAAGTCGACGCTCATCAAGCGCCTCGAGCGCTCGCTCGCATTCACGATGTTCTCCGGGCAATCGCTGCAAACCGAATTCCGGCTGCTGACGAGTATCAGCCACACGAGCCACCCGGTCGGATGGGAGGAACTGTCCGCGCGTCGACAGGACGTGATCGACAAGGCGGTCGGGCTGTTGCAGGAGAACTACCAGTACACCGTGACGCGCCGCGGCACCGACATGACGGAATACCTGTTGTGCGCGCCCGTGATGCTGGCCGGCGAGGACGTACCCGTACGAAGCCTGCTCGGCAAGCTCGTGCGCACGACGCTGACCGGCAAGCGCGGTCCGCTGCTGCCCGACGATCTGCCGCGCTTCCCGGTCCGGCAGTGGCTCGAATATCTCGCGGGCCTCGACAAGCGCGCCGTGCTCGAGCACTACGCGACATTGCGCGACAAGGCGCTCGCAAAATGCATCGCGAGCGGCGCTGATGATGGCGCGAACCGCATGGCCGCCAACTACGCCGCCGTCGCCCTCGCCTGGCGCTATCTGTGTGAATTCGCCGGCATGGACCCGAGCGAGGGCGGTTTTCCGCATGACCTGCTCGCCGAAATGAACGGTCACGTCGCCGAAACGAGCGCCGATCGCGAGCCGTGGGTCTGGATCATGGAAACCGTGCTGTCGGAGATCGACGGCGGCAACTACAAGCACCCGTACACGTTCGATACGGTCGACGGCGAGTTCTGCCTGCTGCTGCGCACCGGCCACGTGATGGACCACCTCGCGCACACTAGCGCGCTACGCGACAAATGGAACGGCCTGCCCGTGAAGTCCGATCGTGTGTTCAAGGCGCAGCTCAAGCACGCCGGCGTCGTGGTCGGCGAGAAGGAAGTCGAGCGGCGCATTTATACCCGCCGCGTGCCCTACCTCACGCCCGTCTCGCTCGAGCGCCTCGCCGCGTTCGGCCTCCACGTGTCGGTGCGCGAAGACCTGGCGAGCGACGCACTCGAGCGGAGCCACGCATGACGCCGTCTCAGCCGTCGCGGCCGCCGTGCGGCCGTGCCCCTTCCGTCATCCTTTCCGGCCGCGTAGCGGCCCTGGAATCGGGTTTCCGCCGCGTGCGCCGATGCGCGCAGCAGTCGGCGCGCGTCGTCACGCGGCCGCCGTTCGGTTCGCTTCCCCCCGTCCCCCCA